TTATCTCTGACGCAATCAACAGGGATTCCTAATCGAGTTCAGACGTTGAAAACACGTCTTAAAGATAACGAAACTATAAAGCAGCACTGGCATAACATTTGGGAATTTTGTGGTGAATATGTCCACACCCGTAAACAGCATTTCCTCTCCTCACCACTACCTGGTGAATTTCTTACAGAACAATTATTTTCGACAATAGCGCCTTTCGCCAATCAAGCGATGGCGTCCGCTCTCCTGGGTCAGATGTGGCCCAACGGCGCACGCTCTGTACGACTGACACGACCTAAAAATATCCCCGACACAAGAGAAAACAAAGACTATTACAAAAAGATTACTACGGTATTTACAGGATTCCTCGACCAGCCAGAAGCTAATCTTGTCCCGACATTATCTGAATATTTATTTGACCAAGGCGCGTTCGGTATTGCTGGGATTCACCGCAAGCGGACCAAAGAGTATATGCAGCCGTTGAAATTTTTCCCTGTTGCCGTAAAGAATCTTTTGGTGGAAGAAAATAATGAAGGGCGTATCACGACCACTTTTATAGATGACATGATGACTATTCGGGCGCTTGTTGAAGAATACGGAATTAAAAATATATCCAAAGCCAACGCTGACAAATACCTCAAAGGAATGTTTACCGAGAAAGTACGCGTCATCCAAGTTGTCGAGCCGCGCATGGTGGACAATCCTAAATTCCAATTTGGTAATAAAAACTTCCCGATCTCCTCTATGCACTTTGAGTGGGACACAGGAAAGATTTTGAGAGAGTCAGGATTCCTGCAAGACCCTCTTATTGTTGCACGATTTTCAAAAGCTATTGGTGAGGTCTACGGACGTTCACCAGCGATGTTTGCGATGCCGGCCATTCTCAGGCTAAACCTCGTAATGGAAATACTACAAAAGAACTCAGAGAAAGTCGGCTCGCCTCCTTTGTACTTACTGGATAACGGCGCTTTAGGACCAACGATTGTTGACACCTCAGCAGACGCGCTAAATGTTTTCCAGACAACTGGCTTAGGCGAGAGATCACCTATCGGTGCGATCAACGATGTCGGGGATTTACGACCACTATTGGAACTCGCGGAGATGTTGAAGAACGAAATCACGCAAGCCTTTATGATCGACAAGCTTCTTGATTTTAATAATGAGCAGCGCATGACCTTAGGTGAAGCACAAATTCGTGACCGCATCCGGGGTGACGCTAACTCAGCTGTATACAAACGTCAATACAACGAACTATTCACGCCACTATTAACAGGCGCATTTAATGACCTTCTGGATATGGGCCACATGGGTGTTACCCGTGGGAGCGATCAAGAAAGAGAAATTATTAACCTGGGGCTGGAACCTCTTTATCTGCCGGAAGCCGTACAGCAAGCGATGGTGAATGAACTACCAATCTATGAGATTGAATATGTTTCACCAGCAGCGAGAGTTATGCAAACTGAGCAGATGCAAGGACTTACGTCTTTCCTTGATATTTCAATCGGGGTAGGTCAAGCGTTCCCAGAGAGTTTAGACAACATTGATATTGACGCAATCGTTAAAGAAGCAGCCGAGTTAACAAACATCGGTGAAGACAAATTAAACGATATGGATACCATAAAAGCGATCCGTGAAGCTCGCGCACAGGCGCAACAACAAGCCGCCCAAATGGAACAAGCACAGGTAGCTAGTGATGTTGGGATGAAGTCAGCGCAAGCACAGTCCATGCTACAAGGTGCGGTGAGTGGCAGACCACGCGGTTAGAAACAATACTAAGGATAAAAAATGTCAAAACCAGATTCAGACCAAGACAAAGTTAGACGTGCGGTTGCAGAAATCGCAGAGACAGAAGCGGGACAAATATTTTTTAATTGGATGATGAACAGTTGTTTCTTCACCCGATCGACCATTGAAGCAGACCCACAGGCGCGAGAGATCAACCCGATAGGGACAATTTTTAACGAGTCCAGACGTCGCTTGTATTTAGATGTACGGCGGGGAATACCAGCTGGACTTTTGAAAAAGATCGAACACAAAAACTAGGAGACACCAAACTATGCCAGACGATATTACACCAGAACCATCAGCAGCCAGCCCGGAGCCAACGTCGATAGCGGTTTCATCTCCGCAGACTATTGCCGCAGCGCAACCCCAATCGGCTCCCGATCCTCAAAAGCCAACAACACCGCCGTCGATGGATTTTAACGCGGTCGTGCCTATTGAGTTTCAGAACAAGCCGTATATGAAGGAAGTTGATTCTTTTGATAAACTATTTAAAGATTTTGATAACGCACAACATTTAATTGGACAGAAGTCGTTTGAAGTACCGAAAGCAGATGCGCCGGAAGAAGAGATTACAGCCTATCTTGATAAAGTACGTCCTGAGTCAGCTGACGTATATGAACTACCTGAAACGGAATACACGAAGAAGTTCGGGCGTGATGAGGAATTTGGTACGCAGATGAAGGGGTTGTTTCAGAAAGCAGGGCTATTACCTCACCAAGCAAAGATTTTGACAGAAGGTTACGATGCCGCTCTTTTTGGCAAAGCCAACGAAATGGCTGCCGGAGCAGAAGGTCAAGCTGCTGATTTTGAGAAAATGGCTGATGGTCATTTTGGGGGTGACAAGGACGCGAAGCTAAAAATAGCCAACGAGATATTGAAAGAAAATACACCCGATGCTTTTAAAGAATATTTAGGGAACTTGCCTAACGAAAGTTTAATGGTACTATCAGCGGTCTTAAACAATGTCGCAGATAAGTATATGGGTGAAGATAAACTGAACATTGGTGGTAAACCAGCAGGGGCAGACCCGGCGGCAATTCAAGAAGAAGCTCGTCAGTTAATGGCATCCCCTGAGTATAAAGATTTCCGTCATCCGAAGCACGATGCGACAGTTGCACGGGTTAATGAATTGTACGGACAAGTGGGAAGTATTAAAAAATAATAAAATGTAGTTGACATAACACAAATTATTATGTTAACTTTATAAGTAGAGCGGGGAGCGTTAAACACGTCCGTAGGGCATAGCCACCCTAAAGTAAGGCAACACGTCCGAAGGAATCGGGGAGCGTAATGAACTCTAAAGTGTAAACCTTAATAGGAGGCTAACTATGCCAGCCCAAATTGAAACAGGACAAGTCATCCAGTTTTCAGATGGTGTGCATCAAGAAGCACAGCAAATGAAAGCCCGCCTTGCTGGAATTTTCCCAGTAAAGCAGTTGCGTGGTAAGTCTTACGCGTATGACGGCGTTGGTTCTATCGAAGCTCAAGAGCTTAGTGGTAGATTCAATACGGTCAACTTTTCTGATTTAAAGATCACACGTCGTAAAATTGGCCGACGCCGATTTTCATTGACGTTGCCGATCGACGAAGATGATATTTCCAAAGTATTATTAAACCCAGAACGTGAATACCAAAAAGCGTGTGCGATGGCTATGGCCCGAGTACATGACCGTATTGGTACAGAAGCGGCATTAGCTGATGTTGTAACAGGTGAAGACTTTGATACAACAGTAACTTTTGCTTCTGATGGTGGTTTGACAGTTGATGCAACTGCTGGGTTCACATATGATAAATTGCTCGAGATTGTTCAGAACTTTATCGACAATGATGTTGGAAACGACATGATTGAAGATTTCCTTCTTTGCATTTCAGGTGACGAGCATACAGCTTTAATGGGTGAAATCGAGCTTATCTCAGGCGATTACACACGTCAATTCAATGTGGAAAAAGGTTCAATTCAGGAAGCTGTTGGTATGCGACTTATCAAGTTTGCAGCTAACGCAACTAATCCTGTGTTAACTGTCACTGGGGGTACTAGAGATAACATCGCTATGAGTTCAAGAGCGCTATGTTTCGCTATGCCAAAACAATTTGAAATCAAAGTGCAGGAGCGTACTGATTTAGTACAAACTACTCAAGTTCAGGTTAACTGGACATTGGGAGCGGTTCGTACTGAAGGTGTTCTTGTCCAAAAAGTCCAAACTACTGACTAAAGGAGATATTTATGTCATTTGATATTACTGATCCTAATGTGTTAGCCGGTGTCGCGACTGATGCTCACAAGTCAAGTGGGGTTAAACCTACTGTGCGGACAATAACTTTTGAGACAGAAGCCGCAGACGCAGCCGGTGATATAAAAGCTCTCTTTAGAGTTGGCGCACATGAAATTCCAGTTGAGTGCTGGATTATCAACGACGCTATTGCTGGGGCTTCTGATATTGACTTAGGTCTTTATCGTGACTCAGAAGTAGTAGTTGATGCTGATGCTCTTATGGATGGAACAGACATTTCAGCAGGGGTTGCTTACGCTTCTCGTACTGATGGTTTGTCCGCATTAGGTGTTGAAGAAAGAGGAGTTAAATCTTTCTTCGATATCGCTAATGATGTTGCTACTGGTGACGTTGTTGGTGCATTACCTAATGATTCATACTGGGTTGCTTTAACTCTTAACTCTGAAGTGACAGCAGCGGGTACAATCACATTGTACTTAGCTACTATCGGTCGATAAGACAGAGCTTAGACTATGAAGTGCGAAGGGCGCACGCAGCTTATAATGCTTGCGTGCGCCCTTTTCTTTTAAGGAGGTATTTATGTCGAAGCCAACAAGTAGTGTTGCGATATGTAATATGGCGCTTGATTTGTTGAACGAGAAAGGTGTCGTCAATATTGAGGCTCCTACTTCGAGTGTTGAGATTTTATGTAATCGTTGGTATGATGTTACCCGCTGCAAATTATTAGAATCCGCTAGTTGGACGTTCGCCCAAAACAGCGAAGCCATTCCTCGTGGGGGTACACCTACGATCAGTCGCTACGCCGACTTTTATGTTTTTCCAAATAACTATTTAAAACTGACCGCGATTAAAGATTGGGATTACCCACTTCAACGATGGGATTATCGTATTGAGGGTAAGAATCTTTTGATTAACAATGCGGGGGCAGCGTCTTTAGATTTATATTTCATACAAGACTACGAAGATGTTTCTAACTTTCCGGGGTACTTTGCTCATCTTTTGGCAGCGGAGATTGCTTTAAATGTCGCTATGAAGTTGACATCAAAGCCATCTAAGCTGACATTTTTGAGTGAGTATTTAACTGAACTTCGTCGTGTGGCGTATGGAGCGAATGGCCAGACACAACCACCAAGGCGATATGACCGAAGCAAGGTAGTTCAAGCAGGGTTAAATCCGGCATCTCGTCATCAAGTTGCGGGGCCGTATGAGTTCTCGTTTGATCCTAACTAATTATGCCTGAGCAAGTAATTTCAAATTTCGCCGGTGGTGAGGTCAGTAGTGATCTCTACGGACGTAGTGATTCAGAAGTTTATGCCGCGAGTGCGCGTCGATGTGTTAACTGGCTTCCGCGCGCGCAAGGTCCTCTTGAATATAGAGGAGGGCTTCGCTTTGTTCATCCTTCAGCGGGTAATCAAGTCATGCGTCAGGAGACGTTCAGGTTTTCTGATGAAGAAACGTATATCCTCGAATTTACGCCCGGCCTATTAAGAATTTACGAAGATGGAAACCTCACGCTAGTTCCAGGAACTTCTACTATTACAGGAGCCACCCAAGCTAACCCTGTTGTGGTGACAGATACTGGACACCCTTATGCTAACGGCGATGAAATAAGAATCGAAGCAGTTGTAGGGATGACTGAGATTAACGACAGGTTTTTCACTGTCCGCAACGCGGGCGTTAACGATTATGAGTTAGAAGATTTATTTGGTAATACTGTTGATGGTACGGGGTTTACTGCTTACAGCTCTGGGGGAACATCACAAGAAGTCTTCTCTGTTGTTTCTCCTTATACAGCTGATCAGTTATTTCTTTTCCAGTGGGCTGGTGAAGGTAATATTGGCTACTTCGTGCATAACGATGTCGAGCCGCGAAAGCTCACGCGCGTGAGTGCGACGAGTTGGACCTTTAGCACATACGTCAGAACGAATGACCCTTTTACCTCAGCAACGAAATACCCAAGAACAGTGGCTTTCTATGAAGGGCGTTCTGTTATGGCGGGGACGATTGATAACCCAGACAATGTTTACGCTTCAAGATCACCTGATGCTGCGGGGCTTTCACGATATGATGATTATACTTTAGGTGCGGCGGCAGATGATGACGCTTTGATCTTCCCTATATCTTCGGCACAGGGAGACATCTCTTATATTAACTGGATTGCTGGTACGGAACCGTTCTTGGCGATCGGAACCACTGGTGGTATTAGTGCTATGGACGGCGGGGGTGTTAGTGAACCTATCACTCCGGGGGCAGTTCGTGTTAGACCGATAAGTCCTTACGGCGCACAGCTTTTAACCCCTGTTGCAAACGGGTCAACACTTTTCTATATGCAGAAGGGTTCCCGGAAATTACGTTCCTTTGAATACGAAATCTTGCAAGATTCTTACAGATCAACTGACAGACAATTTTTGACAAATCACTTGACAGTGAGCGGTATTAAGCAACTCGCTTTTCAGCGAGGACGGGATGATGTCGTTTACGGAGTAACTGAAGACGGTCGTTTATTGGGAGCCGTGGCGAAAGCAAAGGAAGACCCTTCGGGTTGGTTTAGGATATTAGCAGGTGGGCCGGACGCAAAGATTTTAACGGTTACGGTTGAATCTCTGGTGTCAGGATATGACAGGGTACACGTCGGGGTTGAGCGAACGATTAACGGGGTGACGGTGCGTTACAATGAATATTTCACCGACCCTTACGAGGGGTTGATGGTTGAGGATTATTTTACGAGCGAGGAAGATCAAACTACTGATGAAGAAGATTTCCGTAACGAGACTTTTGAAGAACAAAGATTGTTTACCTATTTAGACGCGCATTTAACCAGTAACGGGAAAGATGTCGCTGGCGGTACAATTACTATGACGCCCGGAGCTACTACGGGGACATCAATTACTTTCACGGCTTCCAGCGGCGTCTTTACCGATACTGCGACAGATGCGGGTAAAGAGATTTGGAAAAAATATGAGGATCGCGCGGGCGGGGGACGAGCCACAGTTGTTACTGTCACCTCCCCAACGATTGCTGTTTGTGATATTGATGAGGATTTTGATAATACAGATGTGATACCAGCCGATAGCTGGTTTTTGACGACGGACACTTATGGTGGGCTGCATCATTTAGAGGGAGAGACTATTCAGGTTTTAGCTGACGGGCGTACGCACCCAGACGTTGTTGTTACAGAGGGGATAGTTACGCTGGTGAGACAGGTGGCTGTTGCGACATTTGGCTATGTCTATAAAGGCGTTTATTCTTCTCTGTTCCTAGTATTAAGTGGACAAGGGGAAACGTCTGCTGGACGGAAACAAAATATTATCCGTGCAAACCTTTTGTTTTATAAGTCTTTTTATACGAAGTACGGCCCGACGCTATACAATCTCGATACAACATTAACGGCAGAGATTGGTCAGTTAACAGACAGACCATCTCTACCCGTAACAGGTTATCGGGAAGTAACGCTTGAGGATCAGTGGCTTGAGAATAAGCAATTTGTTCTTGTTCAAGACACACCGATGCCTGCGAAAGTTAATGCGATTGTTCTTGACATCGAAGTAGGTGAAGAATGATACAGACCAGAGCGTTCCACGTGAAACACTATTTAGATTTAGAGGTGGATGAGTTTATGTTTAAGGGGTCGATAGATCATATCCCTGAATCTGTTCTTTACAGATTATCAGATTCACCATATATGCAAACGCTTGTTAACCCAGAGGGGTTTCCTCTAATGGTGATAGGTGTTGTGCCGACAGGGCTAGGCGTTGGTGAAGTTTTTATCTTGCCTGGGAAAGGCTGGGTATATTATACGGTTGAGATTTGCCGAATAATTAAAAGAGAGCTTAACCGGATTTTAATGTTCCATCACAGGATTCAAGCGACGTGTAAAACTGGTGATGAAAAGTATAGTCGGTTTTTAGAGATGTTCGGTTTTGAGCGTGAAGGAACTTTAAGACATTACAATACACTAGGAGAAGACTTCTACATGTATTCTATAATTTCAGGAGATTAGAAATGCCGATTAGACTTTCACCGATGGAGAGGATTTGTAGAGACCCGCTGACAGCGATTGTTATAGGCTTGGGGGCTGTTTCTGCTTTAGGCCAGATTTCGGGGGGCTTATCACAAAAGAGGGCGTTATCTGCACAAGCCGACCAACAGCATGAG